GCTAGTAAGTAATTGGGAATGGGTGGATTAACGGTACTCAAGCAAATAACCTTGAGTTTCACGACGGGTTTTATAGGTTGCACCACGAAGATTTTCACGCTCTTCATAAAGCTTTTGAACATCAGGATGCATACGAATATTTGCCCAAGCTTTCTTACGTGCCGATTCAAACTTATCCTTGATAAGTCCGTTATGCATGTAAGCTTTCATTGGATCCAATTCACGCTTGCCATTACGAAGATCGTCATTCATCCGTTTAATGGAATCTTGAACATCAGTACGTTTTGCCAACGCATCAAGTTGTTTTTCCAATTTCAATGCACCAAGTTCACGTTGGAACATTGAACGAATGTGTGGATAATCAGCTAGGCTAATACCATCAGGTGAACTATAACCAGTCAAACGAAGATCATAGTTACTATTCCACAATAGGTTACGTCCAGGACCATCAACCATTTTCAAGTTAACAGGACTGGTAGCATTCCACATTCTTTCAATAAAGTTCCAATCACGAATAGGCTCACCATTTAAAAGGTCATATTTAATGGGCAATGCCCAGCTGCTTTGTTCGGTGCTTAAGTTACGATTACGGATGCTTTCCCAAATGCTGTTATTAACTTCACGCATAGCTGGACTAATAACTTTGCCCATCTCATTACGTAAACCAGCAAGAGGAACAGTGTTGTTCAGTAGATTACCAGTAATCTTTTCCCACTGTTTTTCTTCATTAGAGAATAGGTCAACAAACTGACCCAATCCTTGAAGGAAAGATTTACTGGTGGCAGCAGTCATCACACCTAGCATTACAGTACCAAGATTTTGCTCTGCCCATTGTGGACCCATCAGCTCCATATTGTCGCCAATGTCAGCAATAGAGGCAAGAATAGTGTTGAAAGGTTCAAAGGAATCATAACCAACCCACACGTTACCAATCTTGATGCTACGAGGTTGCCAACCAGTATCCATCCACAATTGACGCAAACGACGATCCTGAGGACCGTTGCCAGTTAAACCGCCATTCATGTAATGCATACCAGCCATGGTAACAATAGAACCGCCAACAACTTGACGACCTGCAATCAAAGCTTTAGCATTTGCAAGATCTTCAACATTTTCAATCCCGTATTTAATTACGGAATCAAGAGTATCTTCGTTGGCTCGAAGAATGTCAACAGAACTTTTATGTGCCAAACCCAAAATTGGACTTGTTTTATAACTAAGATTTAGACCGTTAATGCCTGTACGAGCAAACAAGAAGAAAGGTTTACTAAAAGGATACCTATTAAACAAATCCTCAAGTCCAGCAGTAAACCCGCTAAGATCTTGAGTCAAAGTTGCTTCCTTAACTGTTGATTTAAGATACAAATCACTTTCAATGTTGATGTTGCCATCAGCATCTAGCAGATCTTTATAGAAATGATCTTCATAGGTACGAAGCATTTGAGGACTAATATCGGACACAGCTCCTTGTTTGTGCCGATCCAAAGCTAGATTCAAAGCTTTTTCCCGAGACCGAGCACGTGCCATCATCAACGTAAAAGCATCATCTGTAGCACCCATAATTGAAGTGCTATAAGTCAGAAACTTATTATCGTTAAGATTACGAGCAATATTAGCAATCCACAAAGCTGCTTTATCAGCATCTGTTCCGCGTGTATCAACCCAATGCTCATAGAATGCCCAGTTATCATCTGCTTTGGTACGACCTTCTGCAAAACGAGTTTTAACAGTAGCTACGTCACCACTCCAATAAGCACCAAGATTGGTTTTAAAAAGTTTCCAAGCTTCAGGAATGGTTTGTACAAAAGCATTTACGGATGCTGCATTTGCCCGTGCAGTATCCCAGTCACCACGCATACTAGCACCAACAACTGTATTCAAAGGTCGCAGCAATGAAGCAGTAAATGTACCCTGCATAGCGCGAACAGCTGTTTTAGGACCGCTTAGAATGCTGTGTGTCATCACACTTTGCAGTTCTTTAATGACTACACCAGAATCACTGCTAAGGCCAAAACTCCGAATACGTTGACGCATATAGGCATCAAGATCTTTCCAGTTTTGAATCTTATTGCTCATAGAGAAAGCTTCAGCCAAAGCACGGACCAGTTCATCACTGTCGGACTTTTGAGCCATATCCATAAACATATTGACAGCAGCTTCCGATTCAGCTCGGAATCCTTCAACTCGATCGTTAAGTGCTTTAGTTTTCTGTGGACCTTTTAGTTTGCTAAATTCAGATGAAATAAGATAACGCGAACGTTTAACATTGGTTAGACCAACAATTAGACGATCGGCAATGGTCTTCATCGGACCATCGGTATCCATCACATCTGCTACGTCAAACATTTCTCGGCTGGCAATCCCTAGGTCGCGGAGTTGAGAGAACAACGAAGCATTAACAAGATCTGCTGCTACCACATTTTTCATGGACCAAGCTTCCATACTTTCATCACCACCTGTGCGGAAAGTAACGTCATCAAAGAATGGTTTCCAGAAATCTTCGGCATCAACAGCTGTGGCATCACGACCAATCGTTTCTTGCATACGCTTAAAAGCATATCCATAAACTTGATCAAATGTCATCTTGTTTTTCTTTGCTTCAGATAGCATCTCTTGATACCGGCTATCAGTCAGCAATTCTTTGGCAATACGATCCAATTCAGCTTCGGTCATGCCAGATTCAGTCGCCATTCGATAGGCTTGAACCGGAGTAAACACAGAGTCGGTTGAACCAGCTCCAGGTGTTTCCCATTGATCATCCAATCTCTTAGCTTGCTGTGCAGCATCGAATGCAGAAGGAGCACGAGAGTTAGGCGCACCTTGCCACGGATCTGCCATATCACGATTAGTGTAGGCACTAAATTGACCTTTTTCAGCCGATTGCCGTTGATCATCCAAGTTTTGTTTGATCGCATTAAGGCGTTCCTGAATAGCATCTCGATCAGTACCTTCAGGCATTTGATCAATCTTTTGCTGAATCTGTTGAATGCGTGCTTCACCTTGTTGAACGGCTCCTCTTGCTGCTTCAAAATTTAAAGCATCAGCTTGAGCTTCAGCAGCCTGAGCATCTGATACTTGTTTATCAACATCAGATTTACGTTGCAATTCAAGGGATTCACCACCATCAAACTTACGAAGAACGGAACCAATGATAGCATCGGCTGCCATACCTTCAAAAGCATTTTTAAAGGTTTTTACCCAGGGGTGATCTGAATCTTTGGTAGCTAAAACACCAATTCCTTGATTCAAAAATTCACCCATAAATGGGACACGTTCAACGATTTTAGATTCGTAAATCTCTTGAGAAATGTTACCTTCTTGAGAAGTCGAAGAAATCAAGTCACCAGCAAAACCAACGGCAATGTCAGCTCCAATTCCACCAGCAGCAACTCTGGCACCAACACCAGGAATAGCTTTCACACCACCGGCAAGACCGGCAAAGTGAACACCCATACCAAGAAGTTTACCCCACCAAGTTTTTGTCTCAGGATCATACTCAGACAAACTCATTGGATCGAATTGTGGTTTATACTGACCAGTTTTTTCGATTTCTTTTTGCATTTCTCCAGTAGACATGTCTAGGACACGTTCTGGAAGAGTTGTAATAGAAGACCAAGTTTTAGCAGCACCGCCTTTAATTGCGTCGAAAAACTCCAGGGTATTTTCGGTCAAGCCATATTGACTAGGTTGCATGGAGCGTTTAGCAGCACGCATCTCATCCAATCTGGCTTGTGCTTTTTGTTCCAGAGTCATTTGACTCTCGTCAATAAGATCTGGATCCGCAATACCTTGCTCTAAAGTTCTTCGCCAAGCTGGCATCGCAGCTAACCTGGCTTTATCTTCTTCTGCAATTTTTTTCTTCTCCTCTTCGTCAATTTCAACTGGAGGAGGAGCAGGCTTTTCTTTTAGCGAATCCATGTGTTCATTGACAAGGCGAGAAGTATTGGCATAACTTCTCATCTGGTCTACTTGAACTTTTGATGGATCAAAACTACTATAAGTCATAATTGTGCTCGTGCTTGTTCAATGATGGCTTTTTCTTCAGCTGTAGCATAGTTCGTAGGACCAACCCACTGACTTAAGCCACCACTTTTTAAAAGCGAGAGGAATAGTTGATCTTGAAGTTCAGGTGTAAATTTAGCAGTACGAGGAATACCTAAGCGTTGCACCAAACCTCTTAATGTAGAACCAATAAATTGATACCGTCCTACAGCATGAAGTTTACCTTGCTTGACCCAATCAGCATCACTTAATTTTGATCGGCCTGGATCAGCTTGAAGATCCATAACTTCACCAATAGTCAAACTCGTTAGATCTCGTCCTTTATGTTGTGGCATATTACGGAAATCACCGGAATAGAACCCAGCTGGAATTTTAGTACCACCAGCTTCACCGCCTTGGTTTACTGCATTGTAACCGCCGCTGCCAGCAGATTCATACTTAGAAATAATATCCGCTGCCCTTTTTAAAGTAGGATTAGGAAGAGAAGAAGTCTGAGTTCTAAATGACGAAGTTTGTGCTCGGAGTACTTTTTTAGGAGTAGGTTTATAACTAATTACCATTTGAACGGCAGGGTCTAGCCGATCAAATTTTAGTTTGTTATCATTTTTACCCAACTCACTGCCATACGCATATTTATATTGGGCGTTGGCAATATCCCAAGCTGTAAGGTTTTTCTGTCCTCGTGCTAGATCATAATAAAGTTTAGGAATTTCTCCTTGACCTTTGTTGTACTCAGCCAGCTGCTTAAGTTCAGCATTCGTGTTTGGCAGAATATATTTACTAATATCTTGATTTTTAGACATAGTAACACGAGCGGTTTCGAGCTTTTTCCGATAAGCTTCACTGCTACCATAAGTAGGTTCTCTATTGTAAGAACCAGCTTTAAAGTTAGCTTCAACTCGCTTTAGTGCTTCGCTTTGCGCTTCTTGTTGGGACATACCAGAATCAATAAATTGATTAATGTATTGACGGTATTTATCCCTGGCGCGACGTGTTACATCTTGCCATTCATTCGTTTTAACATCATCACCTTCCAATTTAAATTTCTCATCAGCCAATGCATCAATTTTTTTATTGGCATCAGTTTGGTAGTGAGATGGCAAAGTAGCTTTTGCTTGGTCGTCTTTGACAACGTTAGCGTAATCTCTGTAGGTAGTAGAACTAACACCACGAAGATCGGACTCAATCAGATAACCACGTCTTTTACGCAGATCATCCAAATAATCTGATTCAAGTTTAGCATCTCTTTTTTCTTGAGTTTTATAATTTTTAAACCATGGAAAAGCATCAGCAGTTTTACCTGTTTCTGCCATTGCTTCTTCAAGCATGAAATCAATTTCTTTATCAGTAAACGGTCGTCCTTCAGCAGCACGAATTTTGGATGCTTCTTCAAAATTGTCCTCACGACGCTTAAGTTCAGCTGACTCTTCTTCTTCAGCTTGAAGCCGTTCTTTCCGGTCAAGTGCTTCAATACGAGCATCAATACCGTTTGTACCCATCATACGGTTTTCAAACCGTTGACGGAAAGTTTTACCTTGAGGATCCCCTTCAACTACTACATCAAGCAATTTTAGAGCTTCTTTATCACCAGCACCATAACGACTAACGATATTCTCAAACACAAAATCTAGTGCTTGAGACCGGTTGCGCATATTGCCTTCATTGTCCAAACTACCTGTAATTGCGGACACATAAGCGTTTATATCCCCATTAGCTTTAAAGGTTTCAGTTGCCTGAAACACCATGTTTTCGGAATCATTAATCGTCTTGTTCCTACGCACAACATTCATAAAAGCATCTTCTGCTTTATCCATCTCTTCATAAAGAGATTTAGCTGCTAATGCAGTAGGATTGTTGTTAGCCCCGATACCAACCTCTTCCGCCATAAAAAGCTTGCTGGCTTGAGACAAAGCCATCTGCATCAAGACGGGATCATCATCAATGTCTTTTGGAGTAAACGTGCCATTGCCATCGGGTCTGGGAAGTTTAATATCATCCCGTTGAACAAATTTTTTCAGATACTCACTATAGGTCTTACCTTTATTTGCATAATAAGTTTGGTAAGCACCAATACGTTGATACTGTGGAAGCGATTTAATATAATTAATGGCTTCAGCAGGAGCACCTTGTTTGTTCATTTCCAAAGCGGCATTAGCTGCTTCGGCTTGATTCTGTTTTTCTTCAGAAAGTGTTTGGTTAAAAAGTTGTTCTTGTTGTGGATTAATCCCATAGTTCAGAGTTTTACCTAAACTACGTGCTTTATTTTGACCTTCAATAATTTGATTGTCAACATAAGCTTTGCCCATTGTCTGAGCAAATTCCATAGCAGTCTTTGAAAACTGACCAAACATCTCCATCGTCTTCAACTGTTTCTCCAGCTTAGCGTCTAAAGCAGCTTGCTGTTGATTTTGAAGATTAGCAAAGTTGCGGTCAATTTGACCCATGTTTTCCCTTAGGAAACGAGAAGTGTCAGGAGCTTGTAACGGCGAAAAACCTTGGCTTTGCGTAACTCCCTGAAACAAATTCTCTTCTTGAAATTCTTTCATTTGTTAACCTTTTTTAATTCCAAAGAATGTACCGCCTGTAGGCGTAGCGCCAAACCCAGTTTGGAAAGCTCCAAGTCCAGCTTCAGCCACACCCAATGCTTGCTGAGCAAAGCTAGGTGCGCTAATGCCAGGCAACGGAGCAGGTGAGAAGGTAGCAGCAATCGGCAATACTTCAGTTTGTGAAATAGCCAATTTATTTTGAGCTTTAAACTGTTTAGTTGTTTGCTCCATTCGCATTTGGGTTGCAACGTTTTCATCCATCAACTGTTCTACCAGTTGTGCACGAGTACGTCCTGCTGCACCAAGGTTAGTAATCAAAGCACCTCGTCGGGCGCTTTTACCATACACTTCACGAGCAGCTGCAGCACCCATAGATTGAGTGAGCATTTTACGAATGCTTTCACTTTTATATGCGGCTTGCTCATAAACAGTATTTAAACGCATCTGTTCAGAAGTCCAAGATGCTTGAGCCGCCATGAAGTTGTTTTCAATTTGGTTCTTAACAAAACCAAGTTTTGCTTCGTATTCTTTGGCAGCTTGTTTGTTCTGCTGTTCAACCCTAAACTGATTAATTGCGTTTTGATAAGCAGTTTGATAGGTTGAATTATAAATTTTTTGCTCAGCAGCTTTGTCGCCAAGCGCCATTTTGCCCAGGCTCATGCCAAATTGAGCAATGCCTAGTGCTTCGCCAACACCGATTAACATAATCGTACAATCTCTATAGAGTAAACATTGTCAGGTCCATCTGGAAACACCCGTAGAACCTTAAAGCCGAGATACTTTGCTAGATTAACTAACGCAGTATTTTCAATGTCAATAGTTGTCCACAAAAATGAACGGTTGATATGCTCCATAAGAGCTTTACCAAATCGTACAGTTGTTCGTGGATTTTCTTTCACTTTGTTTGTCATTTGGATCCATACATAGTTGTCGTCAGACACACCGTATGCTCCATAAAGACTCCCATCTGGTCCATAGATAAGATAGGAGTCATCATAATACATATACAAAGCTAACGAAAGGATAGGATGTTGTCCTACCCTTTCAAAATCTTGCAAACCTCGTGCTAACATATCAGGTGTTAACACAGGTACATCATCAATAGTTGCTGGCTTAAAGGTGAAACCACGGGTGGATGTAGTCATTAGGCGCGTCTATAGAAACCTGTGTTATACTTGCCTTCCCAATTCAAACTCAAGATGCTGACTGGCAAAGCCGTGTCACCAATAATCCGAATTGAAAGGTTTTCATTACGTTGATAAATCGGTACAGTGTGGACTGCATCTGCAGACATGTTCACATTGTTTAGATTGTAAGCATAAGGAGCAACTGCTTCGATAGTATTGCTCCATTCAGGACGACCAGTAATCGAAATATCATATTTAACTGGACCACTAAGACCAGTAGATACTTTAATCCGATGGATGATCAAATCAGAAGTAAAGTCAGAAACAGCTGTTTGATTCTCGGATTTACTAACATAGAACTTAGGAAGCTCAACTTCCATACTATAGTTGTAACCGATAATCAAATCACGTCCACGATAATCCCCGTCAATATCAACGTAATAAGCGCCTGCAGAGCCTTCTACGGTGGCTGTAAGCAGCGCTCCTACGGATGCACTGGTTAAGGCATCATTAGCGCCAATATAGCGCCCCAGAAGGACGATATAGAAGGTTCCTGCAGCAATCTCTTCGTACGGAAGATAGATGCGAGTTACGTCCGAACCATCACCATCTGGATCATATTCTCGATAAGGATTAATACTCCAAAGATCTAAGCACACATCTGTCTTTTCACCAGTTGGAAGAGTCAGGTATCCCTCTTCACTAGCTTGTGTTAGATCATAAGATTGTACATAAACACTTGTTCCGCTGCTTACAACAGCATAGTAAGTACTTACGTCAAAGAATTGATCTAGCAGATTACCAGTTAAAACCCATTTATACCAAGTAGAAATAGATCGTTGTTCACCTTGTTGTAAAAACTTATACTGATAAATAGTATTGCTTCCAACGGTTCCAAGAGAAACAATAGAAAGAGCAGGAGAAGAAATCATTGAATCCACAGTTTGTGGAATCAGTTCTG